CCCTTAGGTTCGTGGATTTCTCCTGCACCTAGAGTACTGTGTTCTACTGTTGGCATATCATTCTCCTAAGGGGGAAGGGGGACCCCGAAGAGTCCCCCTAGTAGTTTACTCGATTTCGAGGTATTCGATCACGAGGGTAGCTTCACCGGCAGTGAATGCAGCGGTATCGTAGGTCGTCATCACATACTGGTCAGCAGTGAATCGGACAGCAGTGAGGTCACCCGTCTCAGCGAGAACAAGTGCGCCGTCACCAAGAACAACGTCACCGATAGCATCAATAGCAGCGATGCCGATAGAGAGGATACCGTCATCATCCGTGTTGGTACCTGCGGCAACCTTAAGACCGATATCGAGCACAGCAGTAGCGCCGACAAAGGCAGTGGTCACGTACAGGGTTGCACGAGTGATTACCGAGCCAGCCGGGATGAACGGGTCTTCCGGGTCAGCGGCGGCAGTATCCGTGTTGGCCACATCGGCGTAGGAGAATTTATGCACAAGAGTCTTATGCACGTTCTCCGCAGTCACACCGCTGTTCTTTACAGCAGCACGATCCGTACCGAAGCGAACAACAAGGCCGTCTTCATTAGTCCAAGCCATGGTCTGTTCCTTCCATTACACGTTGGGGTTGGTGGCAATAGTGACCATGTTCTCGGGGCGGTAAAGCTTTGAGCCATACCGAGCCGTAGTCAGGAACTCAGTACGCTGATAGTCTTTATTCCACTCCGTATCCACGACCGGCTGTTGACGCCAAGCAGCTTTCCACGGCAGGATATCACCCGCAGCAGAGAAGAAGTAGTTGGCCTTGCCGTTAGTGGACGAGAAGTCATTGGTCGTAGAGCCGTCACGCTCGGGCAGAGCACTGTCCGTAACCGTGGGCAGGTAGTTCGAAGTGTAGACATCGAAACCGTAGATGTTCTTGACGAACTTCATTCCGGTCGCAATACCGTCAGCGACGATACCTTCCCAGCGCGGGTTATCCGCAACCGAGACAAGGTTGGACAGGGTGTTGATGGTGTACTCAACCGAGGGGTCAACGATGGCAACCAGATTGGTCTGCGGCACGTTGGCTTTCTTCAGCGCAAAGAGCGCATAGGCGAAGTCAGCAACCTCGATCTTACCCGAGTTACCACCCGACATACGATGGTAGGCACCGTTGATGGCACCTTGACCGTTGGCCGAGTAGATGGCTTCCGGCTTCTCAAGCACCGTAGTCTCGAAGTGTTCCATGATAGCACGGCGTTGCTTCGGGACGAAAGACGAGACAAGCTGGCTCATGTAGTAAGCATCTTGCTCTGCCTTCTTGGTGACGTAGGTACCCGAAGAGATGTACTCATCAATCGAGAACTGCCACTCGCCAGTGTCCATCGGACGATACTTGACGGCTTGGTCTTCGATGTAGTCATCTACGAGGGCATCGCCCACCGAGGGAATGGTGAAGGTGTCACCATCGGGGAAACCGTCCAGCATATCCACATAGCGGACAGCCATCAGGTCATCTTGCAAAGTCTCTTTCAGTTCGTTCGACCAGAGTTCGGCACGAATCAGAAGAGAACTGTTGCTAGTCGTCATACCAGACATTTAGTTTCTCCTAGTTAGTTGTAGAACTTTTCACCAAGAGCAAGACGATCTTCCATCATCTGTTGTTGCGTCTTTGGCGAATAGTAGGTGCGGGAGTCCTTGCGGCGCATATCCTGATAGTATTGGAAGTTACGCTTACCGGACTGGTTCACAAACCCTGCGGAAGTATTGACCGTGCCTTTAACTACGGTACCAGTATCCTTGGCTGCTTCTTCTCCAATCAGACGAAGAAAGGCGGTAGGGGATTGGGCAGCGATAGCCTCCAGAGATTCCAGAGACATACCCAGTTCCTTGCTACGCTCCTTGACTTTTGCACCGGCTTCAGTACCGAATACTGCAACCAGTTTGTCATTAGCAACCTTGACGTTCTCCGAAGCAGTACGCTCCTTCTCACGCTTGGTCAGGGTTTCTTCTACGAGACTTTCGATATCAGACACCTCAAAGCTGGTCGTGCCTTGGGTATTCGTGCCGTCCTGTGAATGCGATGCGATAGAATCCTTGACGGGAGGCGCTCCCTTTCGCATCTGTTCAAGAAGGTCCTTGACGTAATCCTGCTTGCTCATGTCTTCTCGAAGCTCCTTGGTTTGTTGCTCCAGTTGACGAATATACTCCTGAGCAGAAGCATACCCTTTGGCAAGAGTCTGAGGGTCTCCCCAGTTGTCGCCCTTCTCGGACACGATCTTTGCAACCCAGTCTTGGTTAGCATCTTGGTTGGTCTGATCGGCATTATCTTGACCCGTGGTTTGGTCGGAAAAAACATTAGTCATTGCAGTGGGTATTCCCTTTGGTTAGGTTTTCCGTTTGTGTGATAACTCTAAGGTTCCAAGGAACATGGAGTCCGCACACACGATTGTTGTTCAATGGGACTATATGGTCTACGTGGTAACCTATCTCTGTGGACTCACTTAAGTCCCTAGCCAGCCTGTAGAGAGAATCTATTTGGTCCTCGTGGTCTTTAGTCAGCCAACTAGGTTTTGCAGAGAATTCTCTTGCTCTCCGAGTCGCTCGATACTTTCGATACTTCTCGGGATTTGTCTTGCTGTAGTTTCTTTTGTACTGCAAGTAGTGCTCGTGATTCTTCTGGTACGAGTTACGGACCTTACTACGTGAGCACTGCTTACAGTACGAGTGCAGACCATCAAGTCTTTGCGCGTTTTTATTGAACTCCGACAACTCTAGTGTTTCACCACAGCTTCGGCAGAGTTTCATTGTGTTTCCTTATTAAGAGTCAGCCATAAGGCCGTGAGCCTCAAGGATGGCAAGGATGGCGTTAACCTTGGTTGTCAGGTTACTGAAGCCAGCCTCGACTTCTTCCATGAGTTCTGCGATCTCTGCGTTGGAGATGGTACTACCATTAGCAATAGTGATAGCACCATTAGGCGTACCACCCGGATCATTCGAGGACCAAGTAATCGCCAGAGCAGCAGTAGCATCAGCCACGTTAGCCTGTTGAGTAGAAACGACTACCTTGTCATTGACGATGAGACCTTCACCTTCAAAGTAGATGTCGTCTCGGTCGTATTTCTTTTCGTTAGACGGGAGAGTTGGATTGGTCATTTGTTTACCCTTATGAGTTCTAGGATTTGACGGAGCTTACGATTTGCTCCATTAACGTCTGCCTGCTTATGGCTCCAAGAGGGAGTATCGTAGTCGGGGGCAGACTCTTCATAGTCTTCTTCGAGCAACTTAGACAACTCTTCGAAGGCATTTCTATAGGAGAGGATTTCTTTTCTACGCTTCTCTTTGGCCTCTCCGGCTAGTCCTTTAAGCCAGCGTGAGTTCATTTAGGATTCTTGTTACGAGGAGTCTTTTTCGTCCCAATCCAGCCAGAACCAATAAAACGGCTAGGTTTTTTCGGTTGGGGCTGAGGCCCGTACCTCATATTCGCCTCGGTCCTTCCCTTGCTTTTCAGGGAGGGCCTCTTCGACGGACCAGAATTGGTGGTGGCCGGTGTCCTCGCCTGTGGCCGTTTCGATGTCGCCGGGGCGGAAGACTTGGCAAGGTCGGTTGTATAGACCTTACCCTTCCACTTGAACCTACCGCCATCGCCTCCGTGCTTCTTTCGGAAAATTTTGAACGCCTCCTTGAACGTGAGATCGTCCGTTGTCTTCTTAGCCATAGTTAGAGTCCTTCCTCTGCTGCTACTTGCATTCTTTCCATCATGTCTGCTTCCTTATCCTGTGCAGACTGTTGGGTTTCCATTTGCTCTTGGACGGAGATGTTCTCTCCATACAGAGCCTCTTCCCCCAGTTCATAGGAGAGAAGTTCGGCGATCTTCTTACCGGAGATATGGGCACCGACAGTCGGGTCTTGCTTGATCTGGATAAGAGAGTTCAGGTTCTGAAGACGTTGGGCACGTTCAGCGAAGTGACGGGCACCTACCGGAGTGATACGCCCACGAGCAGTGATGTCTTCCTTGGTGATACTCTGGAACAGGAGTGCTCCAGTCTCGTCGTCCAGAACTCGAATGGTATCTACGTAGTCCATGTTCCTACGGGCAGACTCCAGCATGGCGTTCAATACAGGCTCGATGAATTCTCTTTCGAACTTGGAAGCTTTATGTTGGAAGATACGTGACGCCGCATTCTGTAGAGTCTGGACTTCAAAGGCGGTCTTCTCCCCCGGAGTACGGATGCCCATTGCTTGTCTGGGTGCACCTGCGAACTCTTCCATCTTGTTCTCAAGGGCTTGAATCTGGAAGTCTGCGTTGAGTGCTGTAGCGTCGGGGACCATCGGGGCAACGTCACCCTCCTCTCCCATAAAGATTCTCTCACCGGGCTGGTACACGAAGTCTTCTACATCACCACGGACCTTCAAGACAGGGAGAGCGATCTGGTCAAAGACATCAGCCTTGAGGTTTTCCAGATGGTCGATACGGTACTGCATACCAACCAAGTTATCCAGAGGACCCATGGCCCAGAGGTTGTCGGGGCGGCTACGCCATCCTGCGTGGAAGATAGCATCCTGTCCGATCCACGAAGGGAAGGCTTTGTCCTCAATGATGTAGGCTCTATCTACTACGGTGATGACTCGGTTCTCTTTGAGTTCATTCGTATTGGTGTCGAAGATATCTCCGTAGAAGGTTAGGACCTCTACGTAGTTGGAGCCGTAGTAGTGTTGAATGTTGGAGAACCCATCAGCTACAAATCCGTCACCCTTCTCCAGAGTATCAGTACCAGAGACGGATTGCCTATTGGTGAGCATCCTGTCGAAGATAGCTTTCTTGGTGTCATCTCCCTTGATGATGTCACGCTTCAGTTCACCGAGGGTAACAATGGAACGGACGATCTTTGGAGAGTGAACAAAGCTGGAAGCTACAGGGTTGAAGACAATATCGAACGGAGAGATGCGTACAAGGCGAGGACCTACGTAGCCGGGAATCTGTTCACCGTTGTCAAGCTCAGTGTATTCTCTTTCGAACTCTACGGTAGCAAAGCAATTACCATAAAGTATATAATCATCCACCAGTAGATCAGCTTCAATTTCAAACTGAGACTGACGGATTTTATTCTCCATATAAGCTTGGATAGTTTTTCGTTTCTCATTAGAAGCTCCTTGAAGATCGTGAGCTTCCCATCGAACCCAATCACTATTAGGGAACAAAGCGGCAGACAGGTTTGCCTTGAGGTTATCATAAATCTGGGTAAGTTTGGGAGTCGTGGTGGAGTTTGACCACGGAAGTCTCTTGTTGGCGGTAGTCCTCGTGTCGGTGGCAAAGACATAGTTACGGAGTTCCTTGCGTTCTTCGATCCACGTATTCCGCAGGGAATGCCAATCCTGCCACTTGTCTGCAATCTCACAGGCAAGCGTATCAGGATCGAGCAGGTGTTGAACGTCAAGGGCTGGCTTCACTAGTAGCTTCTCCCGCCGAACCTAGCGTTGAAGACTACGTTGTCCTCAGTGCGTCTGGTTCTCATTGTCTGTGCTGGCTTTACAGCGAATTGAATTGCGTTGGTCAGAGCGTCTTTCACATCGTCGTGAGGTGGGTTTCTTGACACGAGTTCTTCTTCGAGAACCTGAGTGTTGCCGCCTCTGTAGTGGTAGACCTGTCCGTTGTCGTATCGAGGAATCAGGGCAGCCTCCATACGTTCTTCCTTGGAGCCTTCGTTACGGGTGGGTCTTACTTCTTCCACCTTGAGGCTGAGACCGTGGGGAGCGAAGTAGTCTTCCTTCAGTGCTCTTACGATAGCTTGCTGGGCTACAGTAGTTTCTGCTACCAGCTTTCTGAAATCCCACTTGTTGTGAAGACGTAGAATCTCTTTGAAGTATTCAGAGATTTTATCAGTACGGAATCTCTCGATGTCCAAGACGTAGATATTGTTGTCAGCGTCGATACCGATTACGATGATACAGGTATAGTCAGCAGTCTTTCTGAGTGAGTAAGCAAAGTCGATAGCTGCTACTAGGTTCAGTCTCTTGCCGTTGTAGTACCAGTAGCCACTCTCTTGTCTTAGGAACTTACGGTCAAAGTATTGGAACTTGTCGTAGTCGATTGGTCTGGAGTCAGGGTCTGAGGGATCGTTGTAGTACTGTGCCCTGAACTGCATACGGTCTAGGTATTGGCCACGCTTCTTGGAGAGAATCTGTTTGTCGAAGCCGAACCACTTGCCGTCCTTGCGCTTCTGTCTAGGCCACAGGAACTGTCCGGTACCGTCTCCTCTATCTTCTACCGCTCTTTCATAGATTTCATAGATTTGATCTTCGCCACACTTCTCCCCAGTCTCCTCATCGTAGACATCCTCTTTCATTTCGAGCATATCATTGTAGAGGTCTTTGGGATGGTACCTAGTTCCGACTACCCATTCTCTTGCTCCAGCCCCTTCGATAGAAGACAGAAGAGAGTACTGACTACGGACCTTGTTACGTCCTTCTTGGTTGTAGGCATTCTCCTGTACCACTACGTCATCCAGTACAGCGATGTCACAGTGGAGACCAGTGATCGAAGTGGTGAGGCCAGCAGTGAAGACTGAAGGGTCTCTTACGTTCTCTTCTCTGCGAAGAGGGTGGTCCAGAGAGATTTCAGAACTGGTCCACTTGGCTCTCTTGCCTTCTTCTTCGTTGACGTGTTGAGGCCAGTACCTACGGTAGGTCTCTGAGGTGAGAATACCCTTGATGAAGGAGAGT